TTTCATAAGCCTGGTCCTGTTGTGCGGCCTTCATGCGATAGACCGCTTCCTGGTGGTGGAGCGCCTCGGCTGCGAGGCGGGTGGCTTCGGCCTGGGCCGCGACATAGCCGGCGCGATCGGCGGCACGGCCGTCCGCTTCGTCGCGGGCCGCATGGCGATAGTGAATAGCCGCCGCCGTCATCGCGGCGAAGGCGAGCGCGGCAACCAGCACCAGGCCGACCGCCCAGCGGGCGAGAATTGCGCGCAAGTCCTTCACGCCGCGCTGTCCAGCACGGCCAGGCTGCGTGCGCGCCGGGTGGCGACTTCGTCCACGCCGATCAGCCCGCCGTTGACGCGCTTGCGCAAGCCCCGGAAGTCGCCCCTGTCGCAATAGGCATTGGCGCCGACGCGATCCCAATAGTCGCAAGCCGCGCGCACCATGGCCACCGGATCGCCGCCGTGGATCTGCGCGGCGGTCACGCCGAGGCGGGCGAACAGCGTGTCGAACTCGGCCTTGCCAGTATGTTGGAACAACCCGCCGCCGCGATAGTCCCAGCCATCGTTGTCGGCCGTGCCATTGACTTGGTTGCCCATGCGCGCGCCGTAGACGAGATTGGCCAGCGCCACGTCTTCCCGGTCGGGATCGGTCGGGTCCCAGGCATAGGGTAGCGCCTGGGCGAGCGTCTTGAAGCGCGAGGGCCAGATCTCGAGCAGGCGCCGCGCGGAATAGCGCAGGTTCTCTTCGAAGCGCGTATAGCCGCCCGTCTCGTTGCCGGTCTGCGCCAGCCATTCGGCCAAGCGCGCAGGGCTGTTGGTGATGCCGTAGCGAGACAATTCAACGGCAGCAGCGCGGCCCAGCGCGCGCAGCATGGCGTCGGGCTGGCGCTGCGCCTGATGCGCAAGGAGCGCTGTGCAAGTCGACGGCCCCCAGTCGCCATCGTTCGGGCCAGGGGCATATCTTGCCTTGGCCAGTGCGGCCTGTGTTTTGCGAACATCGATCATGGCAGGCACCTCGCGGAAGAAGAGGGCCTGCCATGCCATTGCGCGCGCGTTATTGAATCGGCGCGCCGTTGTGGTGCTCGCGCTTACACTGCCGGACCAGGCGTCCAGCCAAAGGCAGCAAAGATCGCCGAGAGGGTGGCGGCATTGAGCGGCAAGGTGGAGCGGGCAAAGGCCAGCACCGCGTCCATCGTCGCGCCGGCCGCGCTGATCGCCGGCAGGGCGGTGATCAAGTCCTCTTCCTGCCAGGGTGCGACCGGCCAAGTGGCAGTGGCAACTGCCTGGTCCGAGGCATCGCGGAAGGTGAGCGTGCCGTTGGGCAAGAGGGCAAGTTCGAAGCTGGTGAGCGTTTCGGCCATGGGTTTCTCCTGATCTGGGCGCCTGCGGTCAGGCGTGCTTGTACTCGAGCGCTGGGATCACCGTGACGTCGGTGGCGCGGGTGGCAGATGTGAAGGTGATCGTGACAGCGTTCGCCGCGTTGTCGAAGGCCATGGCGAAGGCATGGCCCAGATTGCCGACGCTGTGGGCAAAGCCGAAGGGCGCGGCGCTGTTGCGCTGGAAGTGCTGGCCAGGTGACCCGGGGAGCGTGGCGACGTAATCGACCCCGGCCGCGCCCGTAGCCGCTTCACCGGCACTGCCGCTATCATAGGCGGAATAGACCAGTTCTCGAATCGCGAGATTGCGGCACTGGTTGTCGGCCGCCGTCGCCAGCCATTGCAGAACGCCGCTGTGCCGGATCGAGAGGACGAGTTCGAGCTTATCTGTCGCCGCCATCCGCACATTGGACAATGCTTTGGTGCTTGGCCCCGTAAGCGTTGTCCGGAAGGTGCCTGCCCCGCTGGTGGCGTCGACAGTGTAGGTCCAATCGGCCAAGCCGCTGTCGGGCAGCGCGGCGCCATCGATCATGCAGCGCCGCTGGATCACCAGATTGGAGGAGGACAGTCCACCCGCCTTCATGCCCATGGCCACGCCTGTGCCTGTGTCATGCTCGAGATCGGTAATGCGCAAACTGGTGACGCCAGCAGCCGATTGCAGATAGAGCAGATTGGCCGTGACCGGGCCATCGGACCCCAGGCTCTTGGAGCGCAACCGGTCGATCCGCACGATGCCGGCGGCCGAAGTGCCCATATTGACGAGCATGCCGCCCACGTTCTCGGCAGTGCAGTTGATGATCCGGCTATCGATGCCGTTGATCGCAAATGCATCGGGCACCCGGCTCGTGACCTTACGCAAATCGTGCGTGTCGACGCCATCGATCGCGCAGCCAACGGTGTAGGAGCCAAGCCGCGCGCCTGCGACCATCGCCTCGCCCGAGCCGCGCACCTTGCCGCCTCGGAAAGCGCAGTCGATCGCGTTGTTGCTCACCACCTCGCCGGTCTCGGTGATAGGCCGTGTGCCATCGTATCCGCTGATCTGGAGGCCCGCGTAAGTCTGGCCCGAAGTGGAGAGGCAGCAATTGTGGGCCTGTGCGTCCCGCGCGATCACATCGCGCACACCATAGGACTGATAGCTCGATTCCGATGCAATATAGACGCCGGCATAGGCAGCCGCCTCGGCATAGGGCGCCACCAGTTCGATCGAGCGCCCGCCGACCACAGTGATCCCGCGCGTGGCCGAGCGGATCGAGTTCGCTCCGAACAGTCGGATCAGTTCGCAGATGCGGCCCTGGCTGCCATAAGAGACGATCGAGATACCATCGTCGCCAGTGTCGATCGCCATCAGGCCATAGGCCAGGATGTTGCGGCACCCGTCGGAAAAATGAATGCCGTCAGCCTTGGTGTTGCGCGCAAGCAAGTTGCGGGCAAAGCCATCCTGGGCATGCCAGAAGGCGATGCCGGCGCCGCGCGAACCATCGACGATCACGTTCTCGACGTGGAAGTTGACAGCATCGCGGATGAGGACCGGCACATTGGCGAGGCCCGAACCCCGGCTCGTCGCCGGATTGGTGCGGATCACGTTGCGCAACTCGGGCCGCGTGCCGGTGATCATCAACCCGCAATTGGCCGGATTGATCGCCTCGAACGTGGCGCCCTGGCCGTCGAAGCGGACACCCGAGAGCGTGAGCGGGCCATCGTGGCGATAGGTGGCATGCGGTTCCGCGATCAGATCCAGGCCATCGCCGGCCGCATTGGCCAGCGCGGCCTGGAGCGCGGCATACTGGTCGGCTGAGCTCGCATAATTGACGCCCATGTACTTGAGCGTCACTTTGCGGCGCTGCACCAACGGATCGAGATTGCCCATGCCCGGAACGCCGATCAGGGCCGCCCCGGAGCCGTCCGTGGTGGCCGCCAGCAATGCCCGCGAAAGCGGCGCCACCGTATCACCCAGATCGATGTAGCCAGGAGCCGGCGCCACGCGCTGGTAAAGGCGCAACTGGCCTGTCTCGCCCGAGCAAAAGAACGTGCCGACGCCAAAGTCAGCCACGGCCTGCGCACGGGTGCCGCGATAATTGGTGATCGCCTGGGCACTGTCGCGCGCATGCTGCGCGGCATCGGCGGCGGTCTGAGCGGCTTCGACAGATGGCGTGATGACCGGGTCGACCACCTGGTCGAGCGGTACGCGGTGGGCCGTGCCGTCCTTGAGAACGACTACGGTCTCACTGCCGTCAGGCGTTGCAACCAGCGGCAGATCGGAAATCTTGGCCATCAGACCTCTCCCCACAGGCGCAGCACCGTGGCATCGAAGTCGGTGAGGTTAGCTGCCGGCATCTGCGCGATGGTTGCCGCGATGCGATTGGACGCGGCGCGGACCGCATCGATCGCGGCGCGGCGGGCCAGCGCTTGGGCCAAGCCCGCAGGCGTGGCGGTGCCGGTTGCAGCCGCAAGTGCGGCTTGGGCAATCACGGCGTTGTCGTTGGTCTGGCGCTCGAGCGTGGCGATGGTGAGGATGCGACGCGCGGCTTCGACATTGACGGCAGCGCTGGCCTGCGCACGCAGCTGCTCGAGGCTGGGCGGCACGATCGGGGCCAGGACGGGGCGGCCCTTGTCATTGGCGACGATCCGCCGCCCTTGTGCCTGCGCGTCCATCAGCTGACGGTGGCGCAGGCGCGGGATGCGCACCGCATCTTCGGGCAAATCAGCATGCATGGCGGCGTCGAAGAAACCGCCACGCGCGGCGCTGTAGTAGACTGCGGACATCGTCATACCCCGAGCAGGAACACGTTGAAGCCATCGATGCGCATGTTGGCGGCATCGTCGGACTGGGTCTGGACCGTGCAGGAAGACAGGCCCGGCGCGCCCACCAACTGCAGCCACAAGTCGCGCGCACTGCCGTAGACCGCGTTCCAGGCCGTGGCCGAGATCGCCACCACGAAGCTGGAAAAGCTATCGGGGTAGGTGACGGTGAACTGGCTTTCAGATCCGATCACCTGGCGCACTTGCACCCACATGAGCTTGAGCCCTCCGGGGAAAGCCCAGAAGCCGTTGGGGGCAAGGCTTTTGGGCAGGCCCGCCAACGCGGCCGGGGTAACGGCCTTGGCGCCGGTGTTGCCGGCAAGGATCTCGGCCGAGCTGGCCGCCTCGAGACCGATGGTGGGATTGCCGGAGAGCGCGCCGCCACCGGTAAGGATGCCGCTGGCAGAAACAGTGGCAGCGCCATTGGCCTTGCTCGCCAGCGTTGCAAGGACTGTAGCAAGGCTGGCCGGTGTCAGCACCTTGTCATTCGCCGCGCCGGCCACCGCTTCGGCTGCGCTGGCGCGCGCCAGTGTCAGGGTGAGATCGCCCGCCAGCGTCCCGCCTCCGCCGAGCAGGCCACCACTGGTCTGCACCTTGCGCCCCGCCGGCACGGCCCCGACATCGCTTGGCGAGAGCACCACGGCGCCGACTTTGCCATTGACTGATCCCACCGGCGCAGGCGTCGTGATCTCGAGCCAGTTGGCCAGCGTGCTGGGCGGCAGGGCCTGCAGCACGTAGACTAGGCCAGAGTCTGCCCGCACGGCAAAGTCACCGACAGTGGCGTCCTCCTGGGCCAGCATGGCGTCCTGGTCGGCCACGGGCCACACATCGATCAAATCGATCGCCGGACGCTGCTCGAGCGCCAGCTTGCCATCGCCGCCCAGCGTGGCCACCCCGCCCGCTGCGCCCAGCTGGGCTGCATTGACATAGCCGGCCAGGACCTGGGCGAGCGTGGCGGGCGTGATGATCTTGTCGGCCACCAAGCCGGCCAATGCTTCGACCACGCTGGCGAGCTCGGCAACGCCGCGCACTTCCTCGGTCGCGGGCGGGTTCAAAAACGTCGTATCGCCAAAGGTGATTGCGGCGGCATCGGCTGCGGCGAGCTTCCAGTCGATCGCCACATAGAACGTGGCTGCCGCTGCCTTCTCCAAGATTGGCTCGACCTGGCTGTATACCGCAAATAGAGTATCGTCATCGAGGTAGAGCGCAAAGCCGCGTACGGCATAGGCATCGGTGCCGCTGTCGCGCAAGGTGAGGTGCACGGTGTCGGGCGAGACCGGCAGACCGGACACAGTGGCGATGCGCTTGAACTCGCCGGGCAGCGCTTCGAGCGTGGGCGCAGCGACGAATACGGCCTGGGTCAAGCCGGCCGCAGCAATGCGCACGGTGCGCGTGCCGCCCCCGGCCGGATCGACCATGGCCGCGCGGCCGGCATTGGTGATTTGTAGGACAAGCGCGGTCATCGGGCACTCCCATCGAGATATTGGCCACTGTCGTCGGTCAGGGGCTCGCCGATCTCGTTGGTGATCAGCGTGCCCCAATCGATGTCGCCGGGGTCGGGCACGGCAGTGACGCGGCGGTAGAGCGAGGCGCGCGCCGCCCCGGTCGCGGCTGTCGCGCTCGACAGCGCCAGGTCGATCACCACATCGAAGTGCGAACGGGCTGGAGAGACCCGCACGACATCGGCAATGATCTGGGCTGTGGTCGCGGCCGAGACGCGCGCCCCCCCCGCCACGCCATCGGCGCCGATCGCGGGCAGATGCACTTCGAACGTGTGCGGCACCCCGCGCGGGCTGGCCTGGTGCCATTCCACCAGCGTCAACAGGCTGTCGATGTCGGCGAGCGCCGTCTTGGCGGCGGCAACGCTGCCCTTGCGGCGCTGATCCTCGATCGCGCGCGCAGTGATCGTGCGCTTTTGCTCCTCACTCCACTCGGCATCCCACTTGTCGACCGAGAGCGACCAGGCCAGCCAGGGCAGTGCGGTGGCCGGGCAAGCCCACGGGTCCCACAGCCGCTCGATCGGCAGGTCGATGTCTTCCAGGCGCAAGCCGAGCCGCGCGAGCGCCACTTCAAGCGGGGTGGAGTTGGGCGGGAGCAGGCTGTCACTCGACACGGCCGGCAATCCTCACCGCAGTGCCCACGCAATTGGCGCATTGCGTTTTGCCCACCGGCACGTCGGCCGGCGGCTTGTTGATCAGCGCGTTCTGCACACCGGCCACCACGGCAGCGGCATAGAGCCCGGCCTGCGTGATCGACCGACCCAGCTTGCGCGAGGCCGCCTTATAGGCTTCCACCCCTTTCTGCGCGGCGGCGAGCACGATGGTCTCGTCCGGGCCGGAAAACAGCACCAGGTCGATATCGATCTCGTAATCGACAATCTCGGCCGAGCGCACTTGCGGCCAATCGGTAAGCGGGCGCACGTCTTCGTCGGCGGCAATTGCCAAGTCCACCGCTTCGATCTCGTCGTCGCTCGCCGAACCATCGCCCAGGCTGGACAGCAGTGACACAACCACCGTGCCTGGCCAGATCGCGCCGTCGAGGGCGGCGGTCACGGCGGCGACCAGCCCGGCATCCGCGCCGTGATCGTCCAGCACGCCCAGCATCAGCGCGCGGAGATTATCGGGCCTGGGACTGGTGACACTGGCATCGGCCAGCGTGTTCGCGGCCGAAAGCGCATAGTAGCGATAGGCACTCGCCGGCCCGGCCACGCTGAACGCTTCGGGCGCCAGTTGGATACGCGCCTTGTACGCCTCGTCCTGCTCGCCGGGGAGGCGCGCGACATTGAGCAGCGCGCCCAGCTGGTCGAGATTGCTGCCCTTGGAATAAGCCAGCATGACCTGGCGCGCGCGCTCGTTGAACGTCTGGCGCAGCAGCATCTCGCGATAGCAGAACACCTCGAGCACTTTGACCGCCGGATCGCTCAGGACCGTGGCGTCGAACGTCGGCAAATCCTCGAGCAGCCTGGCCACGGCCTGGGCGCGGATATCCTCATAGGAGAGCTGCTCCACCACGGTGGGCGCCGGGAGTTGCAAAAGATCGATTGCGGTGGTGCTGTCAGCCATGGCCTGGGCTTGCCGCTGCCTCGGCCTTCCTGCCACCCGCGCGCGTTGTGAAAGGCGCTCTTACAATCGGCCCCCATGGCCCCCGTCGCGATCCGGTGGCTGAGTGGCGTCATGAGAACGCCCGAAAGCACCCTGACCGATCCGGATGAACTGCTGCGCTTTGGGCGCGTGGTCTCGGTCGATCATGCCGCCGGCAAATGCGTGGTAGAGATTGACGAGGATCTGCAGACCGGCCCGATCCGTTGGGCCGCG